GGTGCTCCATCAGTTGCAATCAAATCGATAAGTTCTTCCATAAAAATAAGTTTATATTTATAAGATTATTTATATCTTCCCACCTTTGGGTTCTGCTGGAATTTCTGAAGCTTCAGGTGCCGGTTGTTCCATTGGAACTTCACCAAGAGCTGGTTGTTCTGTAGCGGCACCTTCTGGAGGCATTCCTTCTTGTGGAATTGGATTTCCCATTTCATCTACAGGTGCATTTGGATCGGGTAAAATTCCCTTCTCAATTTCATCATCAATTTGTGCATCAATTTCGATAATTTCCGCATCAGTTTGACGAAGAATCTTTTTACGGACATATTCTGTTGAGAAATATTTTCCGAGATATGGTTCAATCTGCACCATTAAACCAAGTCTATTTCCCAATAGTTCTGCTTCTTTAAGTTCTGCAAAATGATTATCATACAGAAAATCATATTGAATATGATCTTCCATTTTTTCCCAATCTTCTGGAGATACTACATTTTTCAGAAGAAGTTGAGTGCGTAGAATGTCGTTAAACATTCTTGAAAATCTTTTTCTAAGACGACCTACAAACTTAGAAAACTTAAGTTCATCTCTTAGGATTTCCGAAGAACGTCCAAGATTGAATCCATCTCCACCACCAGCAATTCTAGATTCGGGAACTCCAAGTGCCCTATAGAGTTTCTTTTGGAAGTATTCAATATCAGAAAGTTCTCCAAGATTCTGACCACCAGGAAGAGTGGTAATTTCAGTGCCTCTACCACCTTCTCTTCTTGGAAGCCAAAAATCTTCAAGCATACTCATAAACTTACGATCATCACGAACTTCTCCAGTATTTGCGTCATAAACAAGTTTATTACGATAGCGAGACATAACTTCTTTGAGATATTGTTCTGCCTTTACTTTCGGCAAATTGCCCACATCAATATAAAAAATACGACGCTCAGGTGCTCTTGATAGTCTATAGATTACAAGACTATCTTCGATCATTCTCAATTGATTCAGTGCTTTAATTGCTTTATGGAGGTATGAAAGAACTGCTCCCTTATTCCTATCTACAAGTCCAGAAGTACAATATGTAATGGAATCTTTTGCAATTTTAAGAGATCCTTTAGATGCTCCTCCAGATAAACCTCCCATAGATCCCATTGGATAATTGGGGGATGGTGAGTAAATAAAATACTCTTCAATGTCAGAATAACTTAGTTCTGAATTTGTCAAATTTGCATTTATTGCCAATTTATTTACAATTGGATCTCCATTTTTACCCTTTGTTTTTACTTCTTGGCGAACGTGCTTCATTTTCATTGGGTCAATATACCTCAGTTCTTTAATTCCTTCCTGAGGTTTTTTCATATCAATAACTTTTAGATAATAAAGTCTTCCATCAACGTACCAGTTTCTAAAAATTTCGTGACATTTTCTATCAAAGTCCATCATTTCTTTAATGGACTTAAATTCGTTTCTGATTATTTCTTTTAATTTATCACTTGCATTTAAATTTGATAGTTCAATTTCTACAGGAGAATCATATAAGTCACTTACAAGAGCTTCATTTACAACATCTTCAATTGCAGCATCACACTCTGGATGCAATGCCATTTCTCTATAGCGACGCATTAAATCATATTCAGTCCTATAGACACCTTCAATATCTACGTATTGTCCATAAAATCCAGATTGAATAAAATAATCAACCCCGTCCTCATCTGTCTGAGGAACGGGGGCAACTATAGATTTGGATTTATCTTCTGTATCCTCAATCGAAAAACCAAAAAGTTTCGCCATTTTATAAATTTAAACTGATTTATCTACTATTTAGTTAATATCTTCACCACCAGCTGCTGGAGAAGTTCCTTTAATCGCTTCCCACCAGTGAACTTGCATTTCTACAGTAAATTCTTCAATATTATCATTATCATATCCTAAATTAATGGAACTGATTGCAGTTGGGAAAGTATCATAAAAATGATATGCTCTTAGAATACTTCCATCACGATTTAACTGATAAACAAATGCATCTGCCTGATAAAGTGCTGGGTCAGTTGTACCAGTATTATCAGAAAGTCGGTTCATATAGTTGCTCCACTTTTCAAAAGCAGAGCGAATGGAAAAATCAGTATCATTTAAAACTGTAATAGTCCAAGATTCAAATGATCTGTCTCCAGCAACTTTTAGCATTCTTCCTCTAAATGCAACCTCCAATTGAGTTACATTAGATGCTGGAAGTGCTGCAGTTTTGACAAGAAATCTAGTCTTATCTAATGTTACTGCATCGACACCAATTGCTGCTGGGAATGAAAGCTCAACTTCAAAGAGGTTGCTTCTGGTGCCGCCACCCGACAGTTTACTCTTGAAGTCCGTAATTTTCCTTAAAGGAATTGAATTAAGTTGGGTTCTGGTTGCCATTGTTTTAAACCTCTAGGTTAATTAAAAGTTACCAATTACTTCTTCAAAGTCAACACCAGTTTTGGTGGCAATAAAGTTTAGACCAATAAAGTTAATTGATCTTGCTGGTTTGATATAAATGTCAGCAACAAATTCATTATTATCAATCACTGCAGCAGTGTTATTAGTTTCATCACAAACAACAACATAATCAAAGATTCCTCTCTTAGCTTGAACATCACGGAGGAAAGGTTCAATAGTATTTACAAAGTTTGTTCTTGTAATTTCATCATTGAATTCAAAGAGAGCATCTTTTGCTGCTTGGGAAATTGCATCCTCAAGGTAGATAAAGAGACGACGAACATTAACACGATCAAATGCCGATGCTTTTGCTAAACCAGTTCTGTCACCGAATAGAACGATTCCTGCTCCTGGTGAGAAAATTACTGGATTGACTCTATTTGTATAAAGTCTATCTCTTTGTGATTTTGAAGGATTGTATGGAAGTTTAACTGCATTTAAAATTGCACCTCTTGTTGTTCCTGCGGGCGAATACCATGGAAAATTGTTAATATCATTCCTAGCACAAAGTCCAGCAATATCTCCATTTAGTGGAACATACCTAAATGTATCGGAGAATCTATCATACATGTATTTGTATCCACTATCAAAAATTGCATAAGATGAGGATGTAATTGGAGCATAAAATGTTAATACATTATTAGTAATGTCTTCTGCAGATCTAACATTTACTTCAGTTTGAACTGCAGTATCGGTTAATGCAGCACCTCTGTATGGGGAAATGAGGGCGATAGCATCTTTTCTTAATTCTGCAATGGAAATAATTTTGTTTGCTAGAGCTTGAGTAGTTGTGATATCATATGCAGCAGATCCCATCAGTAAGAAATCTACTTTAAAGTTTTCGGTATTTTCAAATAAATCATACCCATCGGAAAGTTCTCCTAAGGATGCTGTTAAAGAACCAGGTGATGTAATTGTAGAAAGTCCGGAATAATCTTTTCCTCCAGTTAAAGCGTTAGTTAAAGATCCATAAGCTCCAAATGTAATTCCATCAGCATCTTGATCCCAACCAGTATCAGTTTCTAAAGTGAATTCAGAACTATATCCAGTTGTTACAATACCTGCTGGAGATCCAAGACCAAAAATATAACTTGAATTATTTACAAGATACTTTCTCCAGTAAGAAGGATTTCCGACAGAAAATTCGGCATCTTTTGCTTTAGAAAGATTAAGATGCTTTTCTAAAATAGTTCCGGCATTTCCTGTAATAGATCCTAAACTATCAATTACAACTACATGAACTTCATCAAATCTAGAATTTCTAGCGGCGGCATATGCAGAAGTTCCTGGTCTTGGTGCAAGATTATTCCAATTAATTGATGTTGAGGTGGTTAGTCCAACCGTTTGTTGATCAAACCAATCAAGTCTTGATGTATAACTGGTAGTTGAAAATGAAGTTGCCTGCCCATTTGTGTGAATTGCTACAGATCCTGTACCTGAAAATGCATATATACCAGAAGATTGGTAATCTACCTCAGTTTCCGTATTACCTGCAGATACATGACTTAAAACCTTAACTTCAATTCTACTAACACCAAGACCCGTGATTATTCCTTTCAAATATCCATCTAAAGTAGTTGTAGTTCCTAAACCAGGTAAAACTGAAGAAATTGCTTGAGTTACACCATAACCAACTGAAATGCCAGTTGTATTAATTCCAGATAAAATTTGATCTGCTTTAGAGTCAATGATTGCAACTCTAACTCCATTGGACCAAGAACCAGGATTTCTTGCTGCTACTACAACACCAGTAAGAGTATTCTCATCATAACCCAAAACATCATAATGCTCTAGACTATCAATTTTAACGCTTGATGCAGTCCCAATAAAACCATTTCTTAACTCACTATCATTTGCTCTTACAACTCTTAATGATCCACCATATGTAAGATAAGAAGAAGCAGTTAGCCAATGCTCGTAGTGTTTATCTGTAGAGTATGGTTCTCCAAAATTGTTGAGTAAATCATTTTCATTTTCAATTAGTGTTGGGACATCAATAGGTCCCTTAGCAAAAGGTGCTACTATAGCACCAGTTTTATTCGTTGATGGAGTAGTTCTTCCAGTGGTTAAATCAATTTCTCTAACTACAATTCCAGGAGATGCTAAATTTAGAGGCATCTTTATTCTCCGTGATATCCAGAATTATCTAGAAATATTTATTAAAATGACTATCTTAATTGGGGAAACGCTGCGTGAATGTTCACCAATCAGGATATTGCCAATCTGTGCAATATGTTTTGGACTTTTTAGACTGTTTAATACGCTTTATAGTACACTCTTTACATTCATAAGAATATGAAGATAACAGAGTGTTATTTTTTCTTGTCTTGTAGAAACTATCTATTAAACTTTTTTTAATACCACAAACTCTACATTTTCTTTCTGTGAAAAGCAGATGTTCTACTTCAAACTGCTCTTCTAAGTCCATTTAATGATATTCCCACATATATGAGCGATCTCCATATTCGTCCACATTCCATATTTCAGTACTATCAAGTTTATTTTCATTAGTTGCAAACATCCAACGATCTCCCGTTTTTTCTTCTACTACTACGTTCATATCTTCTAATCCATCAGAAATAAATCCAAATGGAGACATATCTTGTTCTATTTGATTTTTTTGCTCCTCATAAATTCTTTTACGAACATCATTATCCGTCATCTCCTTGAAGTAATCTTGAGCAACTAACCAAGAAAAAATAACAAGACACATTGCTAAATCATCATTGCATCCCTCTTCTGCTTCAAACGAATTATGTTTTTGGGAAAATGTAGTTAATTCTGAAATAATGTCATAATCTACAGTTATTAACTTATCATCTTCCATTAATGTTTTTAAGTTAGAACAACCTAATTTTTTAACTGCGGCAGTTGTTCTAACTCCAAGTTGAGACTTTTTGCCACTAAATCCAGATCCCACTATTTGTCCGGCACGACCTCTCATAGCACACATTAAAATATTATCATATTCGAGATCAAAATGAAGAATATTTGCTACTTGATCTCCAATATCATTTACTTCTACTAATAACCAAGAATCATTATATCCTCTAGCAACTTCATTAATAACACTTGGAAATAACATTGGTTTAAT